AACGAAGCTGAAGAAGAAGACGAAGACGAAGACGACGAGCCTAAGAACGAGTCCGAAATGATGTCGGCTTACCTTAAGAAGCTTGACGAGTACACACAAAAGACTGGCGGCGACACTTACAACAAGTTTGCTCCGGGCGGTGACAACGGCGACGGTAAGTCTCCAGTAGCTGGTAACGGCAAGTCTCCAGAACTTAAAAGCGGTAACGGCGCAGGCAACCTAAACCGAGGTGGTACTGCTGATACTAAAGGTACTGGTGGTAAAGTTAAAGGTGACCTAAAGTCTGGTAACGTAAACGTTCCGGGCGGCAAAGGTGCTAGCAAACTTAACAAGGTAGCAAAAGGTCACGGCGCTGAAAAGAAAAGCGGCAAAGCTGAAGGCGAAGGCACAGCAAAGCAGTTTTTAAAGCCAGCAAAGTAAAGGAATCGGGATGATCAACTTAAGAGAAAACCTAACATTTGACGAGGCCAAGATAGTTGTCGAGTCTACTAATGAAGGCAAGGATTTGTTCATGAAAGGAATTTTTATCGAAGGTGGCGTTAAGAACGCTAACCAACGTGTTTACCCTGTGAATGAAATTCAAAAAGCTGTCGCATCTATTAATGAACAGATCAAAGGCGGCTATTCGGTACTCGGTGAAGTTGATCATCCTGAAGGTCTTAACATCAACCTCGATCGTGTGTCACACATGATCGAAAACATGTGGTGTGAAGACGCAAAAGGGTTAGGCAAGTTGAAAATCTTGCCTACACCAATGGGCCACCTAGTTAAGACTATGCTCGAAAGCGGTGTTAAGTTGGGTGTTTCCAGCAGAGGTTCTGGTAACGTAAGTGAAGACGGTAGCGGTAACGTAAGTGATTTTGAAATCGTAACTGTTGACATTGTAGCACAACCAAGCGCTCCGAGTGCTTACCCAAGTGCTATTTACGAACACCTAATGAATACCAAAGGCGGATATAAGGCAATACAACTAGGCAAAGACGTCGTTCGCGACACAAAGGCACAAAAATATCTAAAAGAATCGTTGGTTAATATAATCAACGGTCTCCAATAACAGGAGAATAATATGTTGGATGCACTAAAAACATTATTTGAAGGTAATGTAATATCGGAAGAAATCCGTGCAGACATCGAAGAAGCGTGGGACAAAAAGCTTCACGAAAACAAGATGCAGGTAACTGCTGAGTTACGTGAAGAATTCGCACGCAAATACGAGCACGACAAGCAAACAATGGTTGAGTCCATTGATACTATGCTTGGTGAGTCGCTTGCTGAAGAAATTGCAGAATTCCAAGAAGATCGTAAGCAACTAGCGGAAGCTAAAGCAAAGTATGCTGTAGCTATGCGTGAAAATGCTGATAAGCTTGAAGGTTTTGTAATGGAGCAGCTAGGCACAGAAGTTTCTGAACTACATGAAGATCAAAAATCAGTAGCAGCTAAATTTGAAAAGTTAGAAGATTTTGTTATCGAAGCTCTTACTAAAGAGATTTCAGAATTTTACAGCGACAAGAAAGACTTAGCTGAAACTAAGGTTAAACTAATGCGTGAATCAAGAAACGCATTTAACGAAGTAAAGAAAGACTTCGTTAAGAACAGTGCGCAACTTGTTAACAAAGTTGTTAGTGAATCACTTAAGAGCGAACTATCGCAACTTAAAGAAGATATCACAATTGCACGTGAAAATGATTTTGGACGTAGATTGTTTGAATCCTACCAGCAAGAATATGTTGGAAGTCACTTAAACAAAAAGTCCGAAACAGCAAGACTCTTAAACGTTGTGTCCGAAAAAGACGCAAAGCTTAAAGAGGCGGCGAAGGCGGTTGCTGTTGCCAAACAGCTTTCAGAAAGCAAGAATACTGAAATCAAGCTACTGAAAGAGAGCATGGAACGTAAAGACAAGGTTGATGGTCTTCTAGCTCCACTTAACGTGAAGCAGAAAGAGATCATGAGCGATTTACTAGAAAGCGTTCAAACTAACAAGCTCGAGACAGCGTTTAACAAATACTTATCTGCGGTAATCGAAGGGGACACTCCTAAGCCTGCAGCTAGTAAAAAGGCACAAATTAACGAAGGCACAGAAATAACAGGCAACAAGATAATTAATAACAGTTCTACAGCAGAGGCGGAGGGCAACGTAGTTGACCTTAAGCGTCTTGCAGGCTTAAAATAAGGAGAGACCAAAAATGTCAGAACTACTAGAAGGACGTTGGAACGACACTAAAGTGGCGTTACTTGAAGGCCTAGCAGGCAACAAGAAGTCCGTAATGGAAGCAACTCTTGAAAATACTCGCAAGTATCTTTCAGAGAGTGCAACAGCTGGCGCTACATCTGCTGGTAACGTTGCAACCCTTAACCGTGTGATTCTTCCTGTAATCAGACGTGTTATGCCAACAGTAATTGCTAACGAACTAGTTGGTGTACAGCCAATGACTGGTCCAGTTGGTCAGATTCATACCCTACGTGTTCGCTACAGCGACACTGCTGGTACTGGCGCAGCTGGTGCGGTAGCTGGTGAAGAAGCACTTAGCCCGTTCAAAATTGCTGAAGCTTACTCCGGTAACGCTACTACTGCTAAAGCAGATAGCACAGCAGCACTTGAAGGTTCTGCTGGTAACCGTCTAAGCATTCAGATCTTGAAGCAGACTGTTGAAGCTAAGTCCCGCAAGCTATCCGCTCGCTGGACGTTCGAAGGTGCGCAAGACGCACAGTCGCAGCATGGCATCGACATTGAAGCAGAAATTATGGCTGCTTTGGCACAAGAGATTACAGCTGAAATTGACCAAGAAGTACTATCCAGCCTAGACACTCTAGCTGGCACAGCAGTTGAAACATACGACCAAGCAGCAGTATCCGGTACCGCTACTTTCGTAGGTGATGAGCACGCAGCACTTGCTGTTCAGATCAACAGAGCAAGCAACCTAATTGCTCAGCGTACACGTCGTGGCGCTGGTAACTGGGCAGTTGTAAGTCCACTAGCACTTACAATTCTTCAGTCCGCAACTACTTCTGCGTTCGCTCGTACAACTGAAGGTACTTTCGAAGCACCAACTAACACTAAGATGGTTGGTACTCTTAACAACGCTATGAAAGTTTACGTGAACACCTACGCATCCGACAGTGCAGCAGTACTAGTTGGTTACAAAGGTTCTAGCGAATCTGACGCAGCAGCGTTCTACTGTCCATACATTCCGCTAATGTCCAGCGGTGTAGTACTGGACCCAAGCACATTCGAGCCAGTAGTAAGCTTCCTAACCCGTTACGGTTATGTTGAACTTTCTAACACTGCTTCGTCCTTGGGTAACGCAGCAGACTACCTAGCTAAGGTTGCTATTACTAACGGTAACGTATCCTTTAGCTAAGTTTAGCTTAATACAAGAAAATAGGGCCTACGGGTCCTATTTTTTTGACTTTTTTTTGGTTGACAAAAACTTTAAGTATGTTATATTATATACATAAGGCAATAACGGCGGCCTTTCCTAACGTCGATACAAAATATGGAATGACTAAAACTATGACAAACACACAAAAAATGGCTCTTTACGTAGCATCCGCACTCTGGATGATCTGGGGCCTCGTTCATATCCTCGCTGGCGTGATGATCATCTCGCTCTCTGGCGTTGACATGTTTACCGCCATCGGCGGCAAGGTGGATCCTTCAGAGCTGGCTGACAGCTACCACCCCCTCATTAATGCAATCCTCAACCAACACGGTTGGAACTTGGGCTTTGCTGGCTTGTGGACTGCGGTTGCCAGTGTCTTTATCTGGCGTGGCAATATGACAGCAATTTGGACAACGGCAGCAGTTGGCGGCTTTGTGGACATTGGTTACTTTGTGTTCATTGACTTGGGCGGCTTTGGTGTCTTCCTCCCCGGTGGACTGATGACCTACGTTAGCGCAACGGCAATCGTTCTGTCCGGTTGGGTATGGGTTTCTAACTCTCTAAAAACAAAGTAATTGGTTTAAAAGTACAAACTATTACATAATGTCTTGTACTTAGGTATACTAGTTTCGGCTAGTATACCTTTTCTTTTATGTTGATAAATACATTGTCTAAGACTTATGCTGTTACCCGCAGCGTATTGACCTAGAACGTCAACATAGGAGAAAACAAATGGGACGTCCAGTAAACAAAAGAAATTTCGGTGCAACAGGTGTAGATGCTACTCCTACTATTCCGATAAGATTCCACGATGGATCTAGCTTAATTGAAGGTAAGATTCTTTCGCAGCGTGGAACAAATAAGTTTAAGTGTTCAAACGACGGTGACACAATCGAAAGAGTTTGTAGACTTACTTCTGACGGTTCTGCACCAAACGCTGACAACGAATGTCAGCTAGTAGGTATCAACACAGGCGGCGAAGCAATAGCAATTGCAAAGTTGTTTAACAGAACTGCTGTTGATTACAATAACAATCGTTACACTTGGACTGCTGAAGATGATTCAACAGAATCTATCCTAAGACTTACTGCAATTTAAGGAAAGTAAATGTCAAGAGTATTAAGAGTCACTGATGATAATTACAAGGTAATAGTTGATAATGGTTCAGCAGGAACTATTACTCTTGACACTACTGCTGACGAAAGTTCACTACAAGGCACAGTAGTAGTACGTGGTAACTTAGAAGTACAAGGAACAAGCACTACTATTGAATCAACTGTAGTTACTATTAATGATAATATTATCATTGTTAATGACGGGCAGACTGGTAACGGTATTAGTGCGTCATTAGATTACAAAGCCGGCTTAGAAGTTGACCGTGGTGATTACAATAATGCTAGAATTGTGTTTGATGATCAATTGGCATTTTATACAAACGGAGCAAGCGGAACCGGAAGTTGGAAGTTAGAAGACGCTACCGGTGCTTTTCTTCCGTTAGGCACTAACAGCATACGATCAGACAGTAAGTTAAACTTAACGCCAGTAAGCAGCATTGTAAGTGTCGAAGGTGTTACTAACTACGAAGAAAATGTATTTAATTATTCCGGCGGTATAATCACCGATCCAGGCAGCGGCCACGTACTTGACGACGATGCGCTAACTAGTGCCAAAGCAGTAAACGATTTAATTACATATAGACTAACCGCTGGCGGCGTGTCGGTACTAACTGACGGCGATACATTTGTACGCCCAGAGGATTTTGATACTTCAAGCTCACCGAGTTTAATTCGATTTGTAGTTGACTCAAACACTCGTGTTTTAATGTACGATGACCGTACTGAAATCGAAGATGTCAAAATTGAAGATAACGAAATTGCCCCAACAGCAACAAACGGAAATTTAGCACTTAGTGCAAACGGTACTGGGTCTATAACTACTGCTTACCCAATAAGCTTAGCAGAAATTACTGATCCAGCAGCACCAGCAGATGGTACAAAGATATACTCTAAAGCAGAAGACGTAGGCGGCACTGGTGTTTATTTCATTAATGACAATAGTAGCACTGGCGAACTAATAAGTAAAGATAAAGCATTGCTATTCGCAATGTTGTTTTAAGGAAACAAAATGGCAATCGCAACTAACCAACTAACTGTAGCACAACTTGACGCAATTACAGTGCCAGCTGGCAAGAAGTATGCAATACTGAACATTAGTGTTTGTAACAATTCGGGCACTCAAGAAACATTTGATCTACACTTTATACCAAGTGGTGACAGCTTGAGTACAAGTGTAAACAGAATCGGAAATGCAATACCAGTAGACGGCACCGACACGTTTGTTTGGGACTTTAGCCGTGTTATTCTTGACGCAGGTGACAAAGTAAGCTTTACTGCTTCGAATACTACACTATCGGCTATTGTTAGCTACATGGAAGCATAATGAGATACGTTAAGAAACAAAATACTAATCGTGCTGCGGTAAACGGCAAGGGCGTTATCTACGATGTAAACGGACAAGTAGTAATGGATAGTACAGATATGATGCTAGTGCCAAAAGGCACTGATGCTGATGTTACTACTAGCTATACCGAAGGTCATATTCGATACAACACTGACTCAAATGAGTTTGAATGTTATCAGAATGGCGCACTACGTAAGATGCGCTTTAAAGAACCAACTACAATTACTCAGCAGAGCTTAGGTAACGGCGATGCTACTGAGACTGTGTTTGGACCTTTAGCAAGCGGTGACTCAGATTATCCTGTACCTGCAGCAGCACAGAATGTATTAGTGTTAGTTGAAAACGTTTTTCAGTTAGCTACTACTAACTACACTCTAGAACAAAGTGCCAGTGGTAACTTAACAGGACCAAATTCACCATACGCCGACGGATGGTATATTAAGTTTACTAGCGCACCTGATTTAGGTAAGCCTATTACAGTTTTACATAACTTTGACAAGTAAGGATCGCCATGTCGTTTGGTATGGATACAGATGCAGGGAATATGGTTGTTTACAACATATTACAAAGCATTAAACAAAACAAACTAACAGACCGAGATGCTCTAAAGTTTTTATATGACCATTTAAGTCATCTAAGCGACAGTACATTTTATCGAGAGTCCAACGACAGTCGAGTGAAGCAGTTAGCAATTGAATGGCTCGAACAAGAGAAAATCATTAAGCCACGACTAGCTGAGTTTGTTACTGTTTAATTTAAAATAGAAAAAATTGTTTGTAACTTTTTTCTAATTGTTTTACTACGTAGAGTTTTTACAATACCTTGATGTAACGGCTGCGGCCAATCATTATAACTTGACCAAGCATAACCAGAATGTTCGTCGTTCAGCTTTGGTATGAATTCTTGTTTAACAGTACAAAGATACGTAAAGTAATTAAATTTTTTATCTGTACTAACAAATGTTTCTAACGGAAACGTTTTAACAACATCAATATCGCCTACTTCTTCGTATATTTCACGGTACAGTGCTGGCCCGGGAGCTTCGGCTAACTCGTTAGTGCCGCCTACTAGTCCCCATACATTGTTGTTTTTACTTTGTTTACGAAATAAAAATAAAAATCTTTTAGTGTCTAAAGCGTAAATTAAAGCACCACTACACTTAATACTCATACTAATATATATTTTAGTTGTAGTCTAAGCGCCAGGTTCCTGGAGGATACACGCCATCAAACGCTTTTAACCATTCGCCTTCGTCTGGATTAAATTTATACTGAACATTAGAATTAATATTTGTGGTATAAATTAAAGTGCTGTCCTTTTCTGCTTCGCTAGCATCAAACACCACAACCCATTTAGAACCATCCCATTCGATAATATCACCAGCGTCTGCTACTAAGCTATCGTTACCACTAAGATCCTTAGTAGC